TCTCACCGCCTGCACTAGTGGCAGGAACAAGAAGATTGGGACGGGCCCCGCTGTCGGTGGACGAATCACTGTGATGACGTCTCGCAAGCGCACTGTGCAACAACCTGGTAGTCAAGATCCCAGACCTTTCCGGTGCCGCCAACATCAACTTCTCTCCCCCCTCTCATCCGAGCAGGACTGGCTTCTCGAAATCAGCTATTGTGGACGTGTCGTCTACTCCGGAATCAGAACAATCGATTCAACGGCGCTTGTCAACGCTATGGCTGTCACCAACGCTCTCCTCCCTCGTGAGGATCCCGAGACCAGACACAAGATCATGACCGAAGAGATGGTTCGCCCTCTCAACAACTGCGGAGTGTCAGTCGGCACCTACGCCAGAGTCCACACCAATCAAACAGCAGGAGCTGATGTCCTGCAGATGAAAGGACTCCACTCCCGCCAGCAGCTCAACAAGTCTGGCATGGGGGGCGACATCCCCCTTTTTCTCTAAACCGTTCCACTAACGACCGGTTGATCAGGAAAGTGTTATACGGTTACCGCCCTGTTGAGGTCGGCCTTGCATTGCCCAATGCACCAAAGACTGATGTGCTTTGGATTCTTCCCAAGAAGAAAGGCTGCACCCCCCGCACCAGGCCCGTAGCTGTGTCACTTGGCGCCCACATCGATGGCGCCGCCCTGCCGCACCCGTGTGGCTCGGATCCGTGGTCAACCGTCCTCGGAACGGTCAAGAGATCCGCGTCGAGGCATCCGGCCTCCGACCCCCAAACACTCGCCCGCTTTTTCCAGTTCGTGGAAACCTGGCTGAGTCAAAACCTTCAACCCCTCCCAGAAGATTCCGACACCTCGTTTCTACACTGGCTTGAAAACACGAACTACCCTCTTTGGAAAAAGAACGACCTGGAGAAGCAGTATGATGCTCTAGATAACGGATTCGATGACCCACAGTTCCTCGTGAACAAATGCTTTGTCAAGAACGAGTCCTATCCTGAGTACAAATATCCTCGTGGAATTTATTCCCGCAGCGACACTGCCAAGATGCACATAGGTCCGTTCGTCAAGCTCATTGAGGAAGAGGTCTACAAAAATCCCTACTTCATTAAGCACATTCCTGTTGACGCTAGGCCGGACTACATTACGGCCAATGTCCAGAATGCCAACTGCCCATTCTACCTTGCTACGGACTACACTGCCTTTGAGTCCCAGTTTGTGAAAGACATCATGGTTGGAACAGAGATAGCGATGCTGAAACACATGACACAGTGGCTGCCAGACAAGGAGAAATTCTGGTGGCTGCTGGATAACGTGCTAAGCGGAGTGAACCACTGTGTGTTTAAAGGGTTCCGAATGTTCATTGAAGCAACAAGAATGTCCGGAGAAATGACCACGTCATTATCAAATGGTTTCTCGAATCTCATGTTCATGCTCTTCACGAGTGAAGAGTGCGGTCTCAAGAACGTCCGCGGTGTCGTCGAAGGTGACGACGGACTGTTCAGTTACGACTTGCCGCCTGGTGCCCACATACCCACTTCACAAGACTTCGCCAGGCTGGGTCTCACAATTAAGATCGAAACCCATGAGAAACTTTCCACTGCCTCTTTCTGTGGAATGGTATTTGACGAAGAAGAAAGAATCCCTCTCACGGATCCGATCAAAGCAGTAGCGATGCTAGGTTGGATGGATTCTCGATTCACCAATTCAAGGTCATCAAAAATGCTAGGTTTGTTGCGATGCAAAGCCATGTCCATGAAGTCTCAATATCCAGGCTGCCCGGTGCTCGACGCCGCCGCCTCCTGGATTCTTAGATGCACAAAGTCCCACGACATCAGGGGTTTCCTTGATAACAACACTTTTGGGCTTTACCAGACGGACAGGATGCGGCTGAACATCGGCGGTAGAACAAGGTTCGACAGAATTGGTACTGTCGGCCATGCCACACGTTCCCTTATGGCTGAGAAGTTTGGAATCTCGCCACAACAACAAACAAGTGCCGAACGCTGGTTCGACGCGCAGACGGTAATCAAGCCTATCCCAGTGTGGATATTTGGGGAAACGATCCCCTCAGTCTGGAAAGAATATTTCGACAGATTCTCTTGCATGAATGGCACCTCTCCACTTGCTGACACCACCCCCGAACATATGTACTTAGGGGCGGAAGCACTGGTTAGCGGAAACACGACCACAAAGATCCCAAGATCACCCATGCCACCACCCGAGATCCGAACGATGTTCAACCACAGCAGAAAATGCCAAACCAACCATGGCCGCGCAGTAACCCATGGTCCCCCGCCCCGGGGGGCTTCCTGAGCCTAGAAAGG